ATAACTGATGTACTATCTGCCTTTCTCCGTCCTGATACAATTCATAATATTTTCCTTTTTCCGCTTCTCTTGCTTCAATTTTATTTGCCATTTTGTTTCTCCTTCCGCTTCTGCGGTATTTCTTTTTTGCCTTGTGACTATGTATAAGCAAGTGTTATGCCACGATTAAACGCCTTATTTTACGTATATCACAAAGTCAAAACTGCCGAATTTTTGACACCTGAAAGCGCGAAAATCAATAATAGTGTTATGGTTAAAGGGAAAACAGGACTGCCGAATTTTCGGCGGAACTGCCAACTTTTCGGCAGTAAATAGCGCGGATAAAGGTATATAATCGTTTTGCGCAGTACTATGCAATATTTTGCGCAGTTAAAACCATTTAAAGATAAGGATAAAATAGAAAGTGCGCAAACATGCGCGGATATTTGCGCAGTAAAAGATAAGCGTATTGACAATACTATTGTCAATAGACAGATAAGGCAAGGCGGATATAATAGGATTGCAGGACAGCGCAAACAATACCGGCAACACAATACAAGAGCGCGGGAAAGGGGCAAGGCGGGGGAAGGTTTCAGTCTATATATTTATATATAAGTCTTTATATAGTCTTTATAGTATTAAGTACTATTAAGTACTTTTAAGTATTAAATATAAGATATATTATTATTATATGTAAAAAGGTTTTTTTTCATACCTTTTTTAATCTTTTACCTTTATATCATTATGCCTTATCTTATTTTTTTATATGACTGTATTATTTTAATACAAATATATCTTGACAACATTATTTTTTTTTGTTATATGTTTCATAACAGAATATTAAAAACTTTCTTATAAAAAAAAAGAAAGGAAGTGATTTAAAATGAAACAAAACTCTAAACTGATAGAAACTGATGAAAGTGTCAATATTTTGACACCTGCAATTATACCGAACGGTAAACATCCCGGAGGAAGACCTAATAAAAACATAACAGAATTAAAGAATGAAGGTGCCGCCCTATTTGAGGCGCAAAAAAAAGAGTTAACAACCTACTTATATTATACTGATGCTGTGAACGATGGCGCATCTTTAATTGCAAACACTTTAAAAACACTTAACAAAAACAAGAAGAAAACATTATTATCAATGTTAGATATTAAAAATCTAAGTTTAGGCTTAGGAATTATGCAGGATAAAGCAAGTCTATATAAGAGTAAAGCCATTGGTAAGATGACAGACAAGCACAATAAAGATATTAATGACACGTTACAGGAAATAAAAGCCGGTTTAACAAGCGGTAATGTTAATGTAACGCTTGAACAAACAAAGCAATCGGTAAATATCAAAGGCATAAATGAGTAAATGCTTAGTTATCATAATATACATTATACGACGTTGATATATAAATAAGGCGGAAATGATTTTTGTTAAAGTATTACTTGACAGGGTGATGATTTTGCCTTATAAATAACATGATAAGATAAATTTATTTTATAGGGACAGCCGGAACAGGGCATAGGGTGCCGCGACCGTCCCCGCTCTTATGAATGGCGCTTCTCTTTTGCGCACAAAATTTAAAGAGGGCTTATGGAAAACGAATTAGTACAAAGGGAATTTACGACAGAGGGATTACCTACGCTTGAAGAAATTCAAAATACTAAAATTATTTTTAAAGAACGCATAAGTGCATTGGATAGGAATAAACCAAAGAATAGGGTTGTATGGGAAAATTTAATTGAGATGGAGAAAGAAGTTAAAAGACGTATGTGTTATGCCGACCCGTTGTTTTTAGCGAGAGAGATACTTGGGTATAAGGACTTGAAGGAATACGTGCCGTATGTGGATATGAGGAAGATGTTAACCCGCCCCGCAGGAAGTGATTGCGATAAACCGTTTAATCTTATCCTTGTTCCGCGTTCCACTTTGAAAACGACTTATTGCACGATTACAATGTGTATTTGGGAAATTATTAAAAATCCCGATATAAGGATATTGATAACTTCGGCTGTATTGAAGAACGCCAAAGATATGTTATCGGATATCAAGAAACAGATTTCGGAGAATCCAAAGTTTGTGGCTTTGTTTGGGAACATGAAAGGTGATGTTTGGAAACAGGATGAAATAACGGTAATAGGCAGAACGCAGATACGCAAGGAACATACGATTGAAATAGGTTCACCCGATAACACCAAAACGTCAAAGCATTATGACCTTATAAAAGCGGATGACCTTGTGACCGCAGCGAATGTAACGTCTGCGGACAGCAAAGAGAAACTGTATGGCTATTTCATGGGATTACTTTCCCTGCTTGAACACCCCGGCGGAAGGATAGACGTAATAGGTACGCGGTGGGATTGGGGCGATTTATATTCCACGTTACTTGAAGTTGAAAACGGACACCTTGAAGATTTTAATTTATATATCCTGCCTGCCGTGAATGATGACGGTACGTTAAACTTTCCGTGGAAATTGGACGAGAAGGAAATTGCCAAATTAAAGAGGCAGATGACTACGTTGGAATTTTCGGCACAGTATCAGTTAAACCCTGTTTCTCCCGAAACGCAGAAATTTAACGAGGAATATTTTAAGGATATTTACAAGCAGGAAGATTTACCGAAAAAGTATAACAGATATTTATTGGTTGACCCGGCCGCGACAAAGAATAAGAAGTCTGACTTTTCCACGGGGATTGTAATTGACGTGGATGAGAATAACACTTGGTATTTAAGGTGGGGTTTCAGGGATAGACTTTTACCAGGCGAACTTGAAAAACGAATATTTAAGACTATGGAGAAATGGACACCCGATATGACAGGTATTGAAACCGTGGGATTTCAGATGTATATACGCAAGGCGCTTTTAAAAATGATGCTTGAAAAAAGTAAAATGTTTTCAACGTGCGAATTAGCCCCGGGGAATAGAAATAAGGACGACCGAATATCTTCATTACAGCCACGGTTTGAAATGAAAGCCATTAAGTTTCCCGCGAGAGAGTTAAGAGAGAAATATATAAATACGGACGGGCGCGAGGTTGATTTTTGGAATAACCTTAAAGAAGAATTGCTTAAATTCCCGAATAGTACAAAACGCGACTGTTCTGATATTTTAGCGTATGGTTTGGATGTATGCCGACCGCCTGCAAAGGATAGAGTTAAGAGGGATGAGTTTATGGCTATCCCCGACCCGTTGGCGCGGATGGAAGCAAGGCACGTTGCGAATATGCGCAGACAGAAAGCAGGTGTAGGCAGGTTTGGACGTCCTGCCGCTGAATTGGAATACGGAGGCGGATATGACCTTTAACTTGGAATTGGTTGTGATAATTGGAATGAGTTATCTTTTTGTGTTTGGATTGTTCTGCGTGTTTGCGGGACAGTTAAATGCGGAAAGGAAGAAAAATGACGCACTTATAGACGCGGTAATTGCTAAAAATTTACCCGAAAAAACAAGGAAACGGATAATTGATTCCCGACTTAAACGTATGGAGAAGCAGGCAGAATTACCGTTTATAAGCAAGCCCGCTGAATCGCCGAAGCCGATTAATATGGGTGGCATGGAAGAACCTTTACAAGAGGGGGACATTGAATAATGGCTATTAAAACCGAAAACAAAGAAGTTTCCCTGCTGTTTGATTTACTTGATTCCAATAAAAGCGAAAAGACGGTAAACGAAGCAAATTGGAATCTTAATTTTGCGTATTATATGGGCGACCAATGGAAGCGTGTAAACCTTGCCAATACAGCGCGGTTGTTTGCGTCAGGGAAAGTGGGCGAGAAGAATTACACCCTGAATTATATTAAGCCGACCGTGGATATAATCACAGCGCGTGTTGCCGCAGGACAGCGCACTATATTACCACAGCCGAAAAGCCCACAGAGTGATGATGTATCGGCGGCGCGTGTTGCTAAAATGGTTGTGGAATCCTTATGGGATGACAATGATATTAACCTTGAATTAATCCGCACTATACCCGTAATGGCAAATGCGGGCGCGGTAGTTGTGCATCCGTATTTTAACGCGTCTGCGGGTAAAGAATATTCAGCGGATGAGATAAATGGACAGTACGGGTTGACACCTGATTCAGAAGATTTTTGGAAAAATAATCAGCACGAGGGCAGGGTTGAGTTTGACTTCCTTTCCCCGTTTGAAGTTTCTCACGACATGGGCGCAAAAACAGATAGGGATTGTATTTGGTGGATTGTGTCAAAAGTAAGAAGTAAAAAATGGATAAAAGACGTTTACAACAAAGACGTTAAAAGTGGAAAGGATTTAAGACTTGCGGAAGCGTATGCAAATTATAAAAACATAATTGACCGCGCTTCTGCAAATGTAGATTTAAAAGATTGCACAATGGTTCACGAATTGTGGCATAAGAAAACAAAAGAATATCCGAAAGGATTATTTCTTGTCGTAACAGAGGAACGTGAACTTTTATATCAGGGCGACCTGCCGTGGAATCTTTGGGATGATGAAGAATTGCCTTTTTATAAAATGGATTACCAGAGTATGCTTGACGCGTTCTGGGGCAAGGCACCCGTAACAGATGCCCGTCAGCCACAGAGGATTATAAACAAGTTATGGAGTATGTATATGAATTATATGGCAACACATTCATATCCGATATTCCTTAACCCCGAAGGTAATGGCATAGATGAACAGGATATAAGTAATGAGTTATCTTCTTATGTACCCTATATCGCGGACGCAACAGAGGACGGTGGCAGACCATCGTGGTTACAGGCACCGCAGTTTAATGGCGACATTTTGGGTTCAATAGGACAATGCAAAGGGCATATCAATGAAATATTTGGCGTGAATGATATATCCCGCGCAATAGCCCCGGCAGGCGTGAAGTCAGGCAGGGCTATGCAGATGTTGGGTTCAGCCGATGATACCCGTATGGGCGTATTGCAGGTTCAGATTGAATCCTGTTTATCAAGGGTGTTCAGTATGGCTTTAAGAATTGTGGCAAACACATATTCTTTACCGCGTATGATTAAAATTGTGGGTAAACCAAATGCACGGTTTGTCAAGAATTTTACAGGGGCTATGCTTAAAGGCAATACCGACATAAAAGTTAAAATACGTTCAATACTTCCGTTGAATAAAGCCGCTGCGATGGACACGGTAGTTACATTAAGACAGATGGGAATAATCCCGCAGACGGAAGAGGGACAGAGAATGACTTATCAGATGCTTGATTTTGAACAATTCCTGCCGATGATGGAGGGTGGGCTTGACTTTGAACAGGCACAGTATGAAAACAGTTTACTTGATGATGGCTTCCGTGGTGAAGAGCAGGAAGTAATGGAACCCGTGGTTGACCCCGCGACAGGACAGCCAATGATTAATCCCGCGACAGGACAGCCGTATGTAAGACCCGTTAAAAAGTTTATGGGTATGCCCCGTAACGATTGGGATATTGATGAAGTGCATATCAAGGTCATTGAGGACAGGCAGAAAGAAATTGAATATATGGATATGGTAAGAGAAAATCCCGAAATTCACGAAGCGTATAACCTGCATAAAGAACACCACAGACGCGCGTTGCTTGAAAAGCAGAAAATGATGGCACAGTCGCAGGAACAGCAGATGCAGAAACAGATGCAGTTACAGGCGATGATAGAAAAGACAAAGGTAATGTTACAGGCGCAGGCGGATATTAAAGTGGATGATAATCAGGCGCAGAATGACCTTGAATTACAGAGAGATAAAAATAAAGGTGAGATAACAAAGAATATTTTAAACGAAGGTAAAAACAATGCGAGAGGAGGCGCGGGAAAAACAATACCAAAAGTAATGACAGATAGCGAAGAAGAAACACAGGAAGAGATGTAAAAAAAAGCCCACCCCTTTAAAAGGCGCATAGCGTATCTTAAAAAAGGACGGCAAAAAAAAGGAGAAACACAATGGCATTAGACATCATCACGAACGAGGACGGAAGCGTATCTTTCAAAAGAGGCGAAGAAGTATTAGCCGCCGACCAGATTGAACAGGCGCTTGACCGCGAAAAGAATTTAGAAGCCGGGTATCAGAAGAAATATCAGGATTTAGCACAGGCGCGTAAAGACCTTGAAGAAGAGGCGGCGGTAGTAAAAGCATGGAACGCTAAACTGGAAGAGTACCCGGAATTACAGTCTGAAATTGACGCTGTGGTTGCGCGTGCGAAAAACAAATCAGTTGCCAAAGGTAATGCGGAAATGACAAATCCCGAAGTTGCCGCGATGAGAAAAGAACTTGACGCTATAAAAGCCGAAAAAGAAAGTGAGAAACAGCAGGCTTCAATAGCGGGCGTACGTTCTTTTTGGGACAACGAATTAAAAGGATTGTCTGCAAAGTTTGCGATTACCGATGATGATGATATTGACACTTTGCGCAGGGCAATTATCAGCGAAGTTTCGCTTGGAAAATCAATAGAAGAAGTCAAGACCTTTGCGGAAAAGAAAGCGAAACGATTCAGTAAAGACTATACAATAGCAAAGGCAAAAAACGACACCACACCCGTTGGGGACAAGAGTGGTGGTGGTGGAAGAACACAGACCCCAAAAGAACTTCCGCCAATAGGTTCGGCGGGCTTCAAGGATGGCATAAGAAACTTTATAGCCAATCGGAAGCAAAAAACATAAAAGGAGATATAACAAATGGCAAATCCGACAGCACCGGGAAATGACCTGTTTAATGACATACTCAAAGAGTATTACGGGTCAGCACAGATTGAGAAACAGTACAATGACATGAATATCTTTTATAAGGATATTCAGAAAACATCCGCGTTTATTGACGCAGGTGGAAAGTTTTCAGTAAGACCGCTTGAAGCAAGCGGACAGTCACAGACAGGTTCAAGGGCGATGGGCAACAATGCTCTTCCCCGCGCTTCAAAAAGCAATTACAAATCTGCTATTATCAATCTCGTAAAGCACTATGGCAGAATTGAAATTGAAGGCGAATTAATGAAACTTGCCAATGGCGGGGCTGAATCTTTTGTGGATATTTTCACAGAAAGAATGTCAGGACAGATGGCAACAAACATTAAAGATTACAATGTTCAGTTGCTTCGTTCTAACACAGGCGAAATCGGAAAGGTAAATGGCGCGGTTAATGCAAGCACTTCCGTTGTTGTTGATGACCTTGTTGGATTAAGACCCAATATGGTTGTTGATATTTATTCTTCAAGCACAAAGCAGGCGGATTCTGTAACAATTATAGATATTACCGAAAGCACCAAAACATTGACTATGGATACCGCTGTAACGGTTGCGGATAACGCCATAATCGTGCAGGAAGATAACTTTAACAGCGCTATGACAGGGCTGACAGACGTATTCGGCACCACAAACACATACTTTACCATTGACAGAAACGCCGCAGGCAACGGTTACTTTCAGGGCAAAGTATTGACTACATCGCAGGGCGTTATTACTGATTCTATCCTTACAAGGATGAAATCAAGCGCACGCGTTGCAGGTGTTGAACCGAAATACTGGCTTTGCTCGGAAGAAGTTGCGGATTCAGTTTACACCAAACTGCTTCTGCCCGACAAAAGGAACAATGAAGCCACGATAGACGGTGGTTATAAGACTTTCACTTATCACAATATCCCGTTCCTTCGTGAACCCGATGATGTGAAAGGCAGACTTGCGCTTATGACACCTTCTCTGCTTGAAATCCACACAGGAACAGGATTTGAATGGGCTAATGATGACGGCTCTATACTTCATAACATTTCTGGTTATGACGCGTATGAGGGCTTCACAAGGAACTATTCAAATCTTTTCTGCAAACGCCCCAATGCAATACCTGTAATCACGGGAATAACGACTGATTACACTCTGTAATTGAAATAAAGGGGTGGGTTATAAAGCCCACCCCTAATAAAAATAAAGGAGTAAAAACAATGAAAAAATCTTTTGTAATGGTTCTTGTAATATCGCTCTTTTTAGTTGGTTCAGCGTTTGCATGGCCTTTCGGAGGCCCTTACGTGCAGAATGACGGAGGAAAGGCATCGGGAGTAGCGTCCGGGGCGGAATATGACAGCGTTACTTCTACGCTTACGGCAAGAAGCGTTAAGTTTATTCCTATCCACGGAACGGCACCGGCGACTGGTATAGCCACAATAACTTTTCCCGCAAACACATTTACAAGCGCAGATACTTATTTTATTATAGCATCCCCGCGTGGAGTTACACCGCAGGCATACGCAATAGGTGTTACAAGAGAAACCGCAACAAAAGCGCAGTTGTTTCTTGACGTTTCATCCGATTTAACGTTTGACGGCTTTGCGATAGGATGGTAAAAGGAGGCATACGATGGCACAGGCAAATTACAAGTTTAAGATGGGTTCTGCGACCTGCGAGTTAATCACAGGTTACGAATTTACCACGACAGGAGAAGAAGAAATTACTCACACGATGGGCGTAATACCCGACCACGTTATAATTACAAATGGTGCGGCGTATTCCGTTTATAAGTCTGGGGCTTCCACGGCTGCGGTTATAAAACTTACAGCAGGAAACGCAAATGGGGCATGTGATGTTCTTCTGATACACGATTCAGCAAAGATAAAGACAGCGTAAAACAAAATGACTGCCCTGCCTAAAAAACAGGGCAGTCTATTAAAAAGGCGGTGAAAAAATGAACGGACGTAGCACACCAAATTCAACGGTTACAACGGCAGCCACGGCAGCCACGGTATTACATATAGGCGCAGCGGTAATTTATGGCGTAAACTGGAATCCATTAACGGGCGGAAGCGTTTATCTTTATGACGTAGCAGACGCGGATGACGTGGCAGACACAAATCTTATTTATGCAGGCGGTTCGGCAGCGTTATCATCTATTCTGCCAAACATCTATGTTAAAAACGGAATTGCCATGAAAACGCTTGTAGAGGGCGGAGAACTTGTAATTTATATGGACAATAAATTCAAAACTTCTTAATCCTTGAAAGGGGTAAAAGATGAGCGTCAAAATTGATATAGGAAACAAATTGCCGACAAGCACGGTAGGTAAAATTAATTGGCATAAGGATATGATTGCACACAATAAAAAGATAGATGAATCACGCGCAAATAATAGCAAGAGTGTTGCTAAAAGCGCGGGAAGAGAAATAATTAAAATGTCACGAAAAGGCGGGCAGATAATCGCTTCAAGTTGTTGTTTCAATGGCGATGAATATGAACGAATTTTCGGACACAAATAGCAGTAAAAAATAAACCTTTGAAAGGGGTTGAATGAAATGGCTGATAAAATTAAAGTGTTACAGATAAAGACAGAGAAGAACGTGGTTTTTGAATGTCTTTTAGATGGAATTAAAATGCAGTTGGCTTGCGGTAATTATGAATTGGGAAAAGACTTTCCCGAAGATAAGGGATTGGCTATGGCTGAAAACTTTCCGCAGATCTGTGTGGTTTTAGAAGGCGATGTTATTATTGACAAAACCGTCAAAGAAGAACCGAAAGAAATTGTTAAAGAAATACTTGAAGAAACCAAAGAAGTTGTATATAATTCAAGTGAAAGTGAGAAAGAAGAAGTAAAGCCCACGGTCAAGAAAGCGGGCAGACCTGCAAAGAAAAAATAGGCGGTGAGTTAAAATGGCTGACCCGATAATAATACAAGCAACAGGAAGCGCGGTTACAACAGTTGATACGCGTTCCCTATCTGCTATCCGTTCAAGGGTGCTTAAAAATTTAGGTTCTGACAGCGACTATTATCCAAATGATGAAATAGACGAATATATCAATATCTGTTTGGATGAATGTGCTGAAATGAGCGGGGCAAATGAAGCGACAGATACACAGACTACCGTGGTTGGCACATACGAATATACCCTTGATGATGCCGTGATACAGGTTCGGGCGGTTATTTATGATAGCAGAGTTTTAGATAAGGTTGACTACGTTACAATGCTTTCATTGTATGGCGATAATACAGCGACAGAATTAACCGGCACGCCGTATTGTTGGGCTTCTTATGGCGTAAATAAAATACGCCTGTTTCCTACACCCGATGAAGCGGCTACACTTGAAATTGTTTCAACGTCTTATGCCGACCCACTTGCCACAGATAGCGATTATTCTGTATTCTTGCGGACGGTTGACCGCCTTGCGGAATATTTTGCGACGGCTATGCTTGCGGGCAGAGATGATGAAAACGGAAAGTATTCCCTGTATATGAGTTTATATAACAAACTAAAAAGACGTTTTAATCTTAACGCAAAGAAGCGTCCACGGATTGCGGGAACGCAGTCTAAAAGCATAAATTATAGCAGTCTTGGAGAGTTATAAAATGTATACCCTTATAAAACTTGCGTTCAAAGTTTCAGACATGGCAAACAAAGCGTCAAGTGATTACTTGATAAGTCTAAGCAAATCCACAACATTTTATAATATTAATGAACTTGTCCTTGTCTATGCAATAGTTGAAGAAAATGTAGGCTTATCAATTTTATCACAATACCCAGTAGTTGATTTTGATTTTTCGGTAATGATAAGAGAAAACGAAGCACAAGAAAAAAATTTATATAACTTTAATAATCCAGTAGAGGAAAAATTAAAAGAAACGGAGTTGCCCAATGGCTTGGCGTAGCACGGTAAAGGCGGTATGGTTATTAGAAAATAACCTAAATGATAGTAGCGGAAATTCTAATTCCGCTGAAAGTTATGGTGGCTCATATTCATATTCAAACACAATAAAATACGAAGGAAGTTATTCTTTATATTCAAATAATAATTATGCCTATTGTATTAATACAGGAAAAGGGGCAACTGCACCACCTGCGACAGTTTTAACGGAAACAATAACAGACGATACAACAGGATTTTGGTGCGAGGCGTGGATATATGACACAGGTTTAGGCGCAAGAGATGTTTTTGGCGTAGAGGGACTGCAAGGTGCAGTTTTAAGGTTAACCACAGACGGCACAAATGCACAATGTATTTGGAATGGAGTTTCCGCAAATATTGGAAATTACAATGTAACAACAGAAAAAGAAACGTGGATACACTGGGCTTATACTTATAATAGAGCAACAGATACATTGAAAATATATAAAAACGGAAATTTAATTTATACAAGAACCACAGCGGGAGATTATGTTGCAGGTGATAGAGCATTATTAGTTGGTATGTCTTGGAATCAAGCATCGCAAGCATATTTTGACAGGGTAATAATTGGCGTTGGTGAAGTTCCGACATCGTTTCCGACTATACCCATTTCAGCCCCCACAATAACCGATATATCCCCTGCAACAGGAAGCACGGCAGGCGGTACAGCGGTAACAATTACAGGCACGGAGTTTGCCACGGGCGCAACGGTAATGTTTGGCAGAGTTTCGGCAACAAGTATAACGATTGTATCAGCAACAGAGATAACGTGCGTAACGCCAGCGCACGTAGCAGATGCGGTTGATGTGGTTGTAACAAACACGGATACAGGCACGGTAACAAGTGCAGGCGGGTTTACTTATATTTCATCTGGTAAAGCAGGTATAAGAACGGGATTTGTATGTGGTGGAAATCCACGAGTAAAAATCGGAGGTACAAATTAATGATTAAACACGATAAACAGGATGGCGATTATGTTGATATACCCGCTGTATTCACAAGTAGCACAGGTGAATTAGCGGAACCAGATACGTCTTTTAAATTATATCTTTATCCCGCAAATAGCGAAACTATAACATTGAACGGCGTTGACCTTGACGAAGTAGGGATATCAGGTGGATATTCTTATACTTGGGACGTGTCAGCGGTTGACGTAGGGAATTATTATGGCTTTATAATTGCCGTTGATGATAGCAAAACATATCCCACGGCGGTCAGCGTTGAAATTACAGACAGCGGATATATTGTTACAAACCTTGACGTTCCCGTAAGTGAAGCAGGACAGGGCAACGGTGGTATTACACAGCCGATATATGTAAACGACACAGATGGTACAAGAGAGGGCGGGGTAAAGGTTGAGATATTCAGTAACGCAGATATGGCAGAAGCGAATAGGTTGACAGGTAATATATTCACAGATGACGCAGGGCAGATAGTTGTAAACTTAAATGCAGGAACGTATTATTTAAGGGCGAGCAAGTCTGGCAAAACATTCAGTAATCCAATAACGATAACCGTGGTGGCATAACTATGCGACACTTTTCTTATAATTCAGGAAACTTAAACGGTGGAATGAATAATAAAAAAGATGATTTGAGTATTGCCAAAAATCAGTTGGTGGAAGTACAGAATATTATCTTTGATGATAACGGTAATCCGCAGAAAAGACCCGGAGTGTTTTCTTCCACGGCAACAGGTGAACAATGGAAAACGGGAATAACGGAGGGTAGCCCAACTGCCGTGGCTAAAAGCACAGAAAATCTTTATACCCATAAAGACAGCGCGGGTAATAAATATCTTGTGGCGTTTGCGGGTACAACGGTTAAATATTCCACGAATTTTGTTGATTGGACGGATATTAAAACTGATTTTAACACAGCATATAAAGTACGTTTTGCGTCTTTTAAAGATAAACTTATTATGACAAATGGATATGATGAAGTCTTTACTTGGGACGGCACGAATTTATTACAGGCAAATGGCTTTGTAACAGCAGATGGCGCGGCGGGTTCGGTTGATGACGGCGTTCATCTTTTAAAAATCACATACGAATATGACGGTAAAAATTATGCCTATGACGCGGTTATATCACATACCGCTGCGGGTAATAAGACGCTTGTATTGACAAAGATACCTATACCGCCTGCATACGGAGTTGATATTACAAGAAAGGTTTGGATGACAAAGGTGGCAGACCCCACTGTTTATTATCTTGCGGCGACAATTACAGACCCGTCTTTAACCACGGCGACAATAGATTTAGCGGACGCATCTTTATCTACCCTATATACAGATTTATCCCCTGTCCCCGAATCCGTAAAACCACCAAAATGCCGTTTCGTGTGCGTGGCAGATAACCGTTTATTTTTATCACATTCCTTTGATGCAGATAGCGAAGTTTATTGGAGTGAGCCGGGCGGTATGGAATTTCCCGGACAGAACGTTCAGGGTTTAGACGTAAATGACGGCAGACAGATTACAGGTATGATAACTTATAAAGCAAACAATAGGGTTATGGTATGGAAGCAAAAGGGTATGTGGGCAGGTGCGCCGACATCTGATAGTTATTTCTTTTCGCAGGTATCTTCCGTGGGTTGCGATTTTGCGGACAGCATACAGGAATTTAATATCGCAGATGAATTTGGCGAAAGAGATACCATTATGTGGGGCAATAGAGATGGCGTATGGGAATGGGGCGGTAATACAGCAAGGAAAGCGTCCGACCAGCCAAACGGTTCTTCTATTCAGAAAACTTGGGAAACAAGCAAACAGAGAGATGTAATATTTCAGAAAAATGCAATTACAACAGACGCGGCTTTTAATACGGGTAATTT